GAAGAACAACTTTTACATTATCAAAACCTTTTTGTAATTGGTCAAGTCCGGGAAGGAATTTAGATACTGCTGTTTTAATCTTATCAAAATTAGCTATTAACAAACCTAGTGCCACAATAAATAATCCTATGCCTGTTGAAAGTAACGCTATTCTAAATAGCTTAGTTGCTCCCGTTGCTGTTCCTACCGCTGCTGCATAAATTAGTTTTGCTGCTGCTGCTGCTTTAGTGAATATGCTATCTTCCTTTGCTATTTCAGCCTGTATCTCTTGCAATCCATTAAGTACTGAAACCGCTGCCGTAACTTTAAGCAATGATTTCTGTAAATCCTCGTTTTCCTTGCCAAATAATGCTGTTGCACCTTCAAGTATAGAAAATGCCGCAGTTGCTGTTGTTGCTACTCTTATTGTTTGGTCAAGTCCTCGTGTGTCACTACCTGCCTGTGATACCTCTTGATTAACGTCGCTGATTGCATCTTTTAGTTTTCCTGCTTCGTTTCTAAGATTCTTATATTCCGCTGTATTCTGTTTGCCTGCTACCGCAAGTTTACCTAACTGTTCCTGTAATGCTCTTAATTGCTTTCTTAGTGAAACGTTAGCATCTGCCGCCTGTTCGGTTGCATTTGCGTTCTGTGTTGTTACGGATGTGGATTGCTTTAGTGCAACGTTTGCCGCTTCGGTATTGATTGCTAAGTCCTTTTCCGATTTTGCAAGTTCATCAACAGATTGAGTGCTGTTGCCTGTGTTAACCTTCAGGTTTACTATTATGTCCTTTTCAGCCATAAATCAAAACTAATAAGGTTTGAATCTAAATAGCTTTATAAAGTACAAAATTAACTTTTACTGTTTTCCTTAGCTTCTCGCATAAGCAATGACAGATACTTGAAATAGTCTTCAATGCTTAGTTCGTCTGCAACTACTCCGATGTGCTTTGTGATGATTGCGTCTGTGCTTGCGATGTCTTCTGCAAATCTAAATACATCTTTTCCCTTTGCCTCATCATGTCCATCAAAACAGCTTCTATACTTGCGTCGGAGATAGGAAAGAAGTCTTTCAAATTCTGCTTTAGATTGGTCAAAAAAAAATCAGCCATGATTGGGTCGGATTGCAAAAGTTCACGTTTGCGTTGGTTGTGAATATCTGAATAGCCTGTTGTTTTTTCATCGTCAATTAAATAGAACATACAAAACAACTCTTCAAGTAGTGCTTGGTCTGCATTCTTTAACCCTGCCGCAAGTTTCTTATAATCAGCTAATGTTAGTAATACATCGGTTAAATACTTGTTGCGTGTCTTTTGGTTTGCTGCGCTTAATGAATACTCAACCGCTTCCATGCACTTATCCACCGATTTAATCCAATCGGTTTTAGTCATCATGAAAGTCTTGATGTAATTGGTTGCCTCCTGAACGCCTTTATAGTAACGGCTATGAATTTTTTGATAGTCCTCTGCTTTGTAGGTGTATAGCCGTTCGCCTGTTTCAAACGTGTAGACATGGTCAACAGGTAAACTGCCGCTTGGCTTCTTTGGGAATAGCTTTGACTTTATATATTTAATTGGGTTTTTCATTTAGTTGCTAATTTAATTACATCGCAAAAGTTGTTAAACAAAATCTCACGTAAGTTAAATACAAATGCTGAATGATTGGGTTTAAGTTTCAAATATGCCAATGCGCCCGCTAACTTGTTTTTGTGTTCCAGATTAGTTTCTGCTTCAAGTGCATGCAATAGCATCGCCCTTGCATCCTCGCATGTTTCCGTCTTGGCTAATTTGAAATATAACTCATCCATCTATTTGCGTTTAAATACCATTATTGTATTCTTAAACCACCAAAGAGTAGCCTTGCTTCTAAGATAAAGACTTGTTTCAATGTCGTAATCGTATTCAGGAAATAATGCAATCACATCTTCATTCGGAAGTTCATTAACGTGACCATCGCCGCCCTGACCGGGGACAGCCCAACTCAATACAATTCCATCTTCACTCAAATTCTTTAAGTTGCTAATGTATTGGTTCATTAGTTCTTTTGGTATGTGTTCACCAACTTCAAGTGATAGCACCCAATTCTTTTTTTGCATATTAATAGGCTTTGTTAAGTCCGATGTTATGCATGAATCATACTTATCTGTTAGTGGATTTCCATCAATTCCATATGCAACTATGTCTTTTTTTGAATTAAAATGCTTCACATACTTGCCCTCTCCGCAGCCTAAGTCGTAAACCGTTGAGTTTTTAAATAGCTTTGCAAGTGCATCCTCTAATTGTGGGTCGTGCTTGTGTTGGACAGTTGCGTCACCAATCCAAAATCCTGTGTTAGATATTTCCATTGCTTAATTGTTTTGCTTCCTCAAATCTTTGTAAAATCCTATCCCTGTGGCTTGCGTCACGTGAATACCATGTGTGTAGTGCAAATGGCTTATCATTCCATTTTAGAATAGTTGTAATTCCATCTTCGTGTAAATCAGCATATAAGTGTAATGGGTTGCCGCTTTTATAAAGTAACTTGAAAAATTCATCAAATGGTTCGGCATAATCTTCTTTATCATATTCAAATGGCATTTTGGTAAAATCGGGTGCTATATCACTTTCTTGATTGAACCAAAGATAATTTCCATCTAAAATTCTCTTGCAAATAATAGGATGGAATATATTAAAGAAAGGATTTTGAACTTTATACGTTCTTAATCTTCCAACATGACAACCGCCATCAGGCATACCTGCATGGCTTTTCCCATTGCCTATCATTACCTTTATTATTTCTATTACAATATCCCAATCTGTTATAAAACAATCTTCGTCAATGTTAATAGAATAATCAATACCCATAACATTTGAGAATGCTATAATATGTTCTAGATATGTATTTGCGTCACTCCAATGGTCAAATCCTGTCATTCTATGACATTCTACATCATTTGGCAGCAATGATACCATCTTAGAGTAATACTCCATGTTGCATGAACGTGTAAATACGGCTATTTTCATATCTCAACCTTAATGATTTTAACTTTTTCATCTATCTGTTTTTCATCAATAATAGCGTAATCCAAATTACTTAGTCCATCATCATAGAAGTTGTATTGATTTCGCTTTGCAAGTTGCAATCTGATGTTGTTTTTAGAATGGTTACTCATATCTCGGTCATGGTCAAACGAGCTAAATCTACATGGCCGCCTTTCGGGCTTTATGCCGTATTGCTTAACTCTCAATAAGCACTCATCATCTTCCGCACCCCATCCCCAAAATTCATTTGAATAGCCGTTAATATCAATGAGTAACTGCTTATCAAATATCGTTACGCCACCAAAATAATCAGGATATGGCATTTTGTATTTAAACTGTCTTACCTGAGTTGCAATATGACAGCATTTACTATACTTGTAATCGGCTGTCATTGGTATCATATCAACATCATGCATTATAAAGTAATCACCTGTTGCAAGTGTTGCGCCAATGTTTAAGACTTTGCCTCTGTTAAACGGCTTGCCTTCTGACTGTTCAATAACCAATACTTCATAATTGTCTATTCCTGCGTTCCAAAGATATGACTTTAGCTTTGGCAAGAAGCGGTTAAGGTGTTCTTCTCTATCCCTGTAAGGAATGATAAACGATGCTTTTCGATGCTTTGAGTGTATCTGTTTTTCTTTAACATGGTGACCGTCACCTATGTGCTTCACATATCCGTTACCTGCAATAATAACAGCATACATTCCACGCTTGTAATATTCTAATCCAATCCTGTATTCAGCCGTTGCACCTGTTTTTAATCCACCTGAATATTTTGCGTATGGTTTTATTAAGTCATAGTCTGCTTTTCTACGAAGTCCGGGATTAAAACTAAATCCATGCCACTTGCCTAAATGATTGAACTTTAAACGCCAAACGTTTTTGCCAGAAACTAATTGACTTCTCAATTCTTTCGGGTGTCCGTTCGTGTCATTTTCCGCCCTAATCCATACTTGCAATATCTTTGGGTTTGCTTCCAATATAGCTAAGCTGTCTTCAATAAATCCTTTCTTATAAAACTGCCAATCCTCCTCACAATGGAATATGTATGGTGTTTTAACAAGTGCATAAGCCTTATCAATGGACGCCGCTTGACCAATATTTGTTTCGTTATAAACCCATTGAATCTGTGGATAGATTACTTCTAATTCAGCATTGCAACCAACCTTACCACTATCATCAATCACAATGATTGGATAGTCGCCGCCTACAAACTTAAAGTAACCTTGCAGTGTTTGTTTCAGCAATTCAGGTCGATTGCAGGATGTGATAACAGTGGTTATGTTAGTCATTAATTAAATTTAAAGTACCCAACATCTTCCGCATTTTTCGCATATCATCGGACCATATGCTTTATGCATTTTATGTTTATCTTGAATCAATCCATGAACAACCATGCACCACAAGTCCATAAATTGAGATGCTATCCATTTTAATACTTTCATAACCTACTTATTTAAGTACTTCAATTCAGCATCCTTAACGGTCAATGTGTTCACCTTTTCACCATTGGCAAGTGCGTTCCATGCATCTTTACTCATTGACAGATACGCTACATGATTGTTGCCTATTCCGACAACTAATGATACGCTTTCGCTTTCGTGTGTTAATGTTGCGCCACGTTCGTTGATTGCCACTCTTGATTTAGGTGATATCTTTATTTCTTTTCCAAGCCTTGCAAATGCAACAGGTGTGTAATTGTGTTTAGTTTGATTGCTCATATGATTATTTTGTTGCGACGCCCGTCTTTAAGATAGTCCAGTAATTCAGTACGGGAAAAGTACAGGCGTTTGCTTCGCTTCATTACAGGTAATTCGCCTTTTGATACCTTGCTGTACATTGTTGGTACTGTAAGGCTCAAAAATTCGGCTGCTTCCTGTATGGTTAAAAGCTGTTCGGGTTGGTCGGTGGGTTCAACCGTTTGGGGTGGGGTTTCTTTCAAAACCTTGCGAACTGAACTTTGTATTAAGTTGCTTAGTTGTTCGCTGTCTAATTGTACTATAATCATTTTACAACAGTTTTAAATTAATTAACACAATAATAATTGCGACTAATTGTAGTGACAAGATTATAAAAATCTTTGTTGTCTTTATGCTTTTATTTAACTCTTCTTTCAGATTTGCATTTTCAGCCAAAACCTCTGCGGCTTGTTTGAAGGCATTTTCTGAATCATCTGATTTCTGCTTATAAAGCAATGACAACTGCCTTACTTTTATGTTTGATGAGTCTAACTCTTTCTCCAACTCTGCAACCCGAAATTTGGCTCTTTGGTAACTGTTTGTCTTTGCCATGTTTAGTTTTTTTTCAAATATAACGATATTTTTATAATTCCATGCAATTATTTTAAACTTGCTTTTAGTTTTCGTGTTATAGCCTCCACAATTGACTTATACTTATCATATTGGTAAACGTAATGAATGAGATACCTGAACGCATCCACAGCGTGCAATCCTAACTCTTTTTTAGCTTTGTTCAATGTTGTATCATCATCGGGATATGATGCTTCAATCTCGTTTAAAAGCAAGGTAAGTTCATAATATATTGAAATACATTTACTATCTAATCTTGCAAACACATAGTTAATCATCTCGAAGCTAAACTTATGTGGAGGGTTTACATTTGGAAGTTTAATTTGTCCATCCATTATCTGAATGATATCTTTAATTGTTGAATAAAATGACCTCTTTGCAGTTCTGTCTGCGCTCCCTGCTTTTCCGCTTGCATCACCAGTAACAACTATATTTTGTCTTTGGCAAAGGCCTGTTTTAATATACTTGCTATTGAATATTTCACATATAGCCTCCAATGGTGACTTATCCTTTATGGTATATTGATTTGCGCTAATGTGGTCTATTATCTGAAGTTGCATTGTAGCCATATCCAAAACAGAAACTAATAGCGTACATGGGTCAATATTAAAGTCAAAGGACAAAACAAAACGCTGTCTTTTGTTGTATTCAATTTCACTTACCACATGCTTTTCTCGACTTAATGCCCAAAAGAATTGGTTTTCGTTTATAGTCACATCCCAGTCCCCATCTAAATACATCCTCTTTGTTACAGGGTCTAACTGGCTTAATGATTCAGCGTAATTCTTTGCAAACTCTTTGTCAGGGTTATCGCTAACTAAAGCCTGAATGATGTGTTGATGTTCTTCGAGTGTTGGTTGCTTACCATCATTGTTCTTAATGAACCTGCGTTTAATCCATCCTGCACCGGGGTTGGTAGTAATCAGTAGCTTTGATTGACTTCCACCATGGTGTTCTCTTATTCTCGGCCTGATAGCAACATAAGCACGCTCATCTACTTGCGTTCCTTCTTCAATCCATGCATCCATGACCTCTAACTTTAATCTGTCATATTGTGGATCACTTGGCTTGAATGCTCCATCACGAATGAATATTATACTGCCATTGCTGAATTGAATTTCGTCTTTCTGTTCGTTGATTGTGAAACTCCATCCTGTACCCATATTTAGCAACTCGGCAACCTTGTTGAAGGTAATTAAAACAGTAGAGTAAAAGTCTTTCCTTGTTTGACGTATAATTAAGCCATGCGACTTTGTGAATGATAGCCGCCTTGCTATCTGCCATGCGCAACCTAAAACCGACTTGCCTCCACCTGCTGCACCACCGTAAAGCAATTCGCACTTACTATCATCGGAAAGTAATCGGATAGCTTTGTATTGCTTTTTAGATAGCTTAAATACCTGTTCAATCACTCTCTTTGAAGACTATGGTAATAGGTTGGTTTGGGTTGGATGGGTTGCCGTTTTCGTCAAGTAGTTGATTTTTCACTGTTGTTGGCTCATTTAAACCAAATAACTTAGAAACGCTATCTATTATTTGTCTACATTCTCTATAATCTTGTATTTGGTAGTTTTTTTTATATAGGTCTTCGTATCTTGCTATTGATAATGCTTTTAGATTTTCTTTTTCAGGTTTAAATCTTTCTTTTATTTCTTTTTTTGATTTGTCAATATAATAATCTACACTTCTTTCGCTTTTCTTGAAATTTTCGTTTTCTGCAAAATGTCGCAAAATATCAGTTCTTGATAATCCTTTTAAAAGCATTTCAATAACTGTTTCTAAAATTAAATCCATTTCGGCATTGCTTTGTTTATGTCTTTTATTATTTACTTCCATATACTAAATCCTCCATCCATTCTTTATTGTGCAAAAATATATCTTTATTATTTAATATTAGATAATTTTCTATTCGTGGGTTTTCTGTCCAGTTTCCACTTCCAGTTACAGTATAATAGTTTCCATTAAAGTCTGAAATGCTAAATGTTTTTGCGTGACTATTGCAAATTTTAAAGAAACATTTGTTTTTTCTCTTTAGAAATTCTTCTTTAAGGTGATTTGCATGCGCTTTTTTTAACTCATCCATTCTTGTAGAACAAACAAAAACTATTTTGTTTAATCTTCCATCGTCTAATGCGCTGCAAATGGTGTCAATATTTTCCTTTGAAATAATCCAAGTTGCCAAATAAAGCGTGTCGCAATTTCTGTTTTTTATTATGTTCCTGAAAATGCTTCCTGTATCTGAACATCCATTAGTTTTAATAGAAATAATTTCATTTGGTTTTGGCATTCCGCCAATTTCATTTATAATTTCTTCAAAAGATAGGTCTCTATTTGTTCTTTTTATTTCAGATTTATAGTTTGCCTTTCTTGCGGAAGCCAGTCCATTGTTTGTTTGACGTAAACTATTTTTATCTTCTTCAAATTTAAATAAGTCTTCCATTATTCACAATTTCTGCTAATATAAACAGATTTTACAACTTCATTGTTGGTTGTATCCAAATAAGTACATGCATCATCCATGTATTCAGGCAAAATAAATGTTGCTAAGAATGGATATTCCACCATAATAGTATCTAATTCAGGGTCATCATCTACCTCGAATAAGATAGTAAAAATACACTCATTGCATGATTTAGCTTTGATAGTGTCTTTTTTGCATGAACTAAAGATAACTGCTGTTGCAAGTGCGAAAATTAAGAGTTTTGTTTTCATGTTGTTTTGTTTATATCTATAACGTAAATGTATAAATTAAAGTTCATTTAATCAATAATTCTATAATCAATGAATGCTTTTGAGCTGCGTTCACGCTGGTAAACGTTTCTGACTTTAGTAATCATCTTTATCTTTTCACGCATTGAAACATTTGATTGTACCGCTTTGTGTTGGTCTAAACAGTAAAAGTAATCCATTGCTCCATGTGGTGCAACATAGGGGTTCGGTATTAGTCCGGCATTATAAATGCGCCTTGATAGTCCTAAGTGTTCAAGTCCATACTGTTTGTAATCAGGATTAAATCCCCCCACCTTTTCAACGCAGTATCTTGTAAAATACAGCATCATTCCGCAAGGGTTATTAAAGAAATCAATGCCTTTGTAGGTTTTAAGAATCTTGTTTTTATTTGGCTTGCCATCACCCCATTCACAGTAAGTAAGTGAAGCGTGACTCAAACCGCTATCAATAAAAACCTTTTCCCATCCAACTTTAACCGGGTAACAATCATCATCAAACATAAATAGATAATCACAACCTGCATCCATCAACGCTTCCAAACACTTGTTTTTGCTGTATGCAATCCCCTTGTAGTGTTCATCATTGTGAACATACAGAAAATGCTCACAACTGTATGCCGAAATATGCTTTAAGCACGTTTCAAGTAGTTCAATCCGCTTTGGCGTTGTTGTGACTGCTATTCCGATTTTCATTTTTATAAGATTCTAATTTTGAATTAATGATGTCCCTAATAATTCTTTTGTCATCATTAAATAGTAATATTTCATAAATATTATCAATATCTAATAACCCCCTATGAAAAAAACCATCATTTACATCTTCTGTTTCTAATTTGCTCAAATCTATGTTTTTAAAAAGTAAAACATATTGACCATGATTATTTGCATCATATATATTTTTAGTTAAAAAAATCCATCTCCGTCAAAATAGGTTATTCCAATCTTTCTTTTTTCTATTATGCATTCTATTCCATTTAAATCAGTTCCATGATAAAAAAGTGTTTTTAAGTTTGGCTTTGGTAACTTAGCCTTTATTTTTTGTTTAGTGTTTTTCATGTTAATTATATCTAAGTTTCCATCGTGGATTATAAGACCATCTAAAACCATCAAACTTAACAGCCCCTGCTACTTCAATCTGCATGAGTTCACGTTTAATCGTTTCAATATCTCGTTTGGCATAGACCTTGATTTGTTCAACGGTCATGCTTCCATGTTGTTTAAGTATTTGGCAAAGTGTCATTAGATTGATTTTTATTGTTCAAAAAACTGTTTTCTGCCATTCTTAACATGCCAACAACTTCATGTGTCTCAATATTATTGGCTTCAAATGTGGTTGACATATTACCTTTTTTGTCCAATGTTATTGTAATTACAAGTTTTTTCATCATGTTTCGTTTTAAAATTGAGTGAATTGTTTATTTAGATGCCACTTGGTATTTTCCCAATCTTTGGCTTCTGCTTCCTGATTTTTTAAGAAATCATCATAATCACATTGAGCCTTATGTTTAGCGTGAAATATTTGATTGCCAGTTAAATCAAAATTATCTGTATCTAAATGAATAAGATTGTCGCTTGAATCAAAATAAGCCGTTAGTTCTTCGCCTTGAAAATCAAACTTAAATTCTGTTGCGAATGGGTATCTCATTTTGCTTTGGTTTTGCTTTGTGAATTAATAAAATTCCATTCATCGAGCGCAAACATTGCCGCAACTCTTGTTTCGCTGTTAGTTCTACCTTTATAGTTAGTTATATGAGCGAATACACCCGGGTACATTTTACTATATCCTCTCGGCTGTCGTAATACATAGGGTATATTTTTTTCATGGCAAAATTTAGCTATCTGCCTGCCTATCTCGCTGTTTCTTCCAACGTCATAAGAGCTACCTTTGCCGCCTCCATGATAAGACTTGTTTTTAGCTTCGTTTCCGTTTTTGTCAATCCATCCTGCTTCAATGACAACAAGTGGATTTTCAGTGTGTTCTATGTAATCAAACAATTCCCACAAATGTAAATTAATGAGTGCTTTAATTTGCCCTTTAATAAGCATACATACACCTGAACGATTAACATCACAATCTATTCCTATAATTATCTTATCTGTCATCGTTGTTTTTGTCCTACAATATTAAACAATACTTTTCATTTAAAGTAACATTTGTTACTATTTATTTTTGTGTGGTTAAATAATAGCCTTTATTTCCGCTTCGCATTTGTTGTACATTTCCGCATAATCATCGTAATTGATGTAAATATCATGCTTTTTCTGCCCTGCAATTATAGTGCTATGGTCACGATTTAAGAACCTACCAACCTCACTGATACATTCATTAAATCGGTACTTAACACACAACGCAGCAAAAGCAAAACGTGCATGTACATAAGGATTATTTTTCTTATTCCCCTTGATTTCATCTACTGAAATTCCTGTAACCGTTGAAACAATATCCATTATTTGTTCGTGACTAATTGTGTTTTCTTCTTCATTGGCTTTCTTAATAGTTTTGGTCTGTTTGTTAATTCCTCTTTGAAATCTTACGTTTTCAATATCTGCCAGAATCATATTGCCACCTTGTATTTCTGCAACTACTTTAACTTGTTCACCTACTGTGATAAAATCCAAAAGAAACCCTATTGTATATTCTCTTTCTTTCCTGATAATGATTTTTCTGTTTTGCTGTTTCATGTCTTTGGTTTTAAAATAAATCGTTATTGTGTGGTGCCTTGTAAAATTCTGTTGTATGATTAAATTCTCTTAATGCTGTAAATTTACCATACTTTAAATCAATCCTTGTTTTTGCTGTTCCTAAATTGCCGTTTCTGTTTTTAGCCGCAATTATTTCCAATAGGTCAGATGCATCATTGCCCATTTCATCAAGCGCTTCGCTGTCATAATATCCCGGTCTATGTAGGAACAAAATCAAATCCGCCTCTTCCTCTACCTTACCGCTTTCCTTTATATCTGATAATATCGGGCGTTTGTCGGTTCGTTTTGCAACTTCCCTACTAAGTTGTGCCAAACATACCACAGGTGTATTTAAGTCTTTTGCAAGCCTCTTTAATGTCCTTGCTGTATAAGATACTTTATGCCTTAATTCCTTTTCATGGTTTTCAACTATATCAAGGTAGTCAACAAATACTGCTGCGATACCTCCGTATGTTTTGTGAATTATTTTACAAACCCTTTCAAGTTGAGCGCAACTCATAGCAGATGTATCATCAACTATTATTTTGTTTTTAGTAAGAAATTCAGATTTTGCAATTAGTTCATTTATTGACTGCCTAAAATTACCTGTTTGAAGGTCACGATATTCAATCTCACATTCCCTGCTGATTTGACGTATCATCAATGAACGACTACTCATTTCAAGGCTAAATATAATTACAGGGTATTCACTTGTGTTTTGAGCCATTTGTAGCATGGTCATTGTTTTACCCATTGCAGGTCTTGCACCAATAATAATTAATTCGCCTTGCTGTAAATTTCCTATCAAAGCATCTAATTCAGGTATGTTAGTTGCTTTGCCATGCTTAGGTGTTCCATTATCGCTTCTATCTTTAGCGTCTGAAATGTGTTCTATTGCCTTTGTGTAGAGTTCATTTTGTGGAAGGTAGTTGTAAGAAAATCCATCCCTAAATTCCGCTTCAAGTTCATCAAGTTTTAATTTAATTTGGTCGCTTAAATCTAATGCCGTATTTGTTTCTTGAGCGCATAGGAACATAATTGTGGATGTAATTTCATTTTGCATCCACTTATTTTTAAGAAACAAAATGTAATGCTCAATATTTGCACTTGATGCTACCCGGTTTGTAAGTTCTGATAAGTAAGATGTTCCACCAACTTCATTAATTCTTTCAATTTTTCGTGCATATTGAGCCACCGTAAGTAAGTCAATAGGCATATCCTTTGAAATCATTTCGTGCATTATGTTCAATATTGCCTTGTGGCGCACAGAAACAAGCATTTTAGGCGATATTACCTTAATGTAGTGTGTACACTTTTCATCAATCAAAAAGCACCCTAAAATAATCTGCTCTAAATCTTCATTATCGTTTTTCATTGCTTTGTGGTTTAGTAGGTAATAGTTCGGTTTAAGAAATTAGTGCAATGGGTTTTTAATTCCTTCACCGTATTCTTTTGCTTGTATTCTTCGTTAAGTTGTATTTGCAATAAAAATGCCTTTATCTGTGCCATAATTACATCCCTGCTTTTACGATGCTTTTGCATTGATAATTCAATAAAGCTATCATCTTCGTAAAATGCATGATATGCCATTGTAGCTAATTCACAGATATTACCTCTTTCGGTTTCGTAAACTATTGGAGTTTTAATACCTGCTGATTGTAGTAGGTTTTTTTTGTTTTCAGGTAGCTTTCTTAAAAAGTCTAAACTTTCATTTTTTTGTTTTTCAAATTTATCATCAATGCTGTTATTGGTTATTAAGTTATTTAGTTCTAAGTTATCTTGTTTTATTATACTACCATCGCCTATCACTGTGCTTTCACCCTCGCTTCCCGAATGCTTTTCCACATGCTTAACGATTGCTTTTGCTAATGCTTTTCCTTTTTTTGGTAAAGCAAAGTTGAGGCTAATTATATTAGATGAGTATTGATTAGATGATTTTTGAACTAAAATAAGAAAACCCCATTCAACTAAATCATTAAAATATTTTATATATGTTGAGTGCTTTGAAATACCTAATGCATCCATTGCCATCTGTGTAGGAAAGCCAAATTTTGTTTTCCAACCCATCCTATTGCAATGTTCAATGGCAAAGAAATATATAGCCGTATGGCTTGGGTTTATTTTTTCAGGATTTTCAAAACAGAAATCAAACCAATTATGTGAAAGTTCGTAACCGTTCATAACAGTAAAATATTTAAGCCTGAATAAACGGAGAGTTGCTGCTCGGATTTCAAATGAGAAAGTATAAACTCATAGGAAACCTTTTTCCACCTATTCAGGCTTTTGTTCTGTAAAATTTTAGCTGTCATAATTACTTTTTTAAACTTCACTTCAATGTCAGCAAACATTTAAGCCCTGCTAATATACGATTAATTATTTAATTATTTAAGAATATCTTAATTTCCATCGAGGATTATACGAATATCTGAAGCCATCGAATTTAACCGCCCCCGATATTTCAAGCTGCGCCAGTTCACGTTTTAGTATTCCTACATCGCGCTTTACGATGTCCATGATTTGCTCAACTGTCATGCTGCCGTTGGTCTTTATTGCTGATACTATTGTCATGTTTTGTGTTTTAAAATGGACAAATTTGTTTAGGTATTAATTCAATTTGTGTTCGCAACTGTTTCAAGGTCATAAATTCTTTGCCAATCCAATATCCAATACTACCGCCGTTTACAGTTCTTTTTAATAACTTTCCTGTTTTGCAATTAAACATTCTACCACAAGTAGAAAACTTATATTGAGGCATATTCTTTAACTGCCACTTCAAACTATAATTAACTGATATTGTTTGCATTGTAGTTTGGGTTTATAGCTGTTAGCGATAAGTTAGGCGTAATGTTAGAACAGCGTTTCCGACAGACGTTTGACTGAAATATCATAATACGCTTTTTCTTTTTCTATGCCTATAAATTGACGATTTAACCTTTGACAAGCTAAACCAGTTGTATTTGAACCCATACAATTATCTAAAACAATATCATTCTCATTTGAGTAAGTAGAAACTAAATACTCTAATAATGATAACGGTTTTTGAGTTGGGTGCAATCCAGTTTCAGGAGCAAATTCTAAAATACTTTTTGGATAGTTAGTAAATTTTTGGTTGCTTTCTAATTTGTAATGAGAACCATCATAATTTCCATTTTGAGCAGTCCTTTTTATATTTCTATTTACCTCTTGCAAATCTCTTGGATAGTAATTCATCGCTTTTGATTTATCTTTTACAAAACAAGCACTTGCTTTGCTAAATACTAAAATATTTTCGTGTTGTTTCATAGGTGCATAATTTGCATTAAAAAAACCAGTAGGACGTTTTTTATTCCATACATATTCATACTTCAATAAATCAATTTTACTTGCACCTAATACTTTATCAAAAGGAGTTTGAGCGAATAAAACTATTGCACCGTTGTAAGTAATAATCCGTTCGTATTCAGCCCAAAGTTTGTCAAGTGGAACTGTACTATCCCATTTGTTTTTTGTTGTTCCATAAGGCAAATCACAAAGGATTAAATCAACACTTTCACTTTCTATATTTGAAAGGATATTAAAACAATCATCGTGAAACAAAACACTACGCCTAACAAGGGTTTTGCAATAGTGGGGCATTTGTGCTATATTTAAACTTTTCTGCATCTATTTAACTTTTGTAATTAATTGAACATTTGTACTCCGAAGCCCCACCATCGCAAAGCCCCGAAAACGTTATGTGCCATTTTAAAGAGTGACACTACTCTCAACTTCATTTCCCCAAACATCCCAACCTTCGTGCTTTTCTCTTGCAAACAATTCTATCTTGTTTTGTGTTGGAAACATTTGAAAAATCCTGTTTCTTATTTCGTTTGGTTTTGCTGAATGTTTTGTTCTTTTTTCTGATAAAAATTGCTTTACATTCCTTGCTCCTCTTGGTGTTGGTATTTTACCTTTTTTACCTATCAAACAAACTTCACATTCTGAAAGCGTATAAGAACCTGGATTTATTTTTTCTTTATACCACACAAAACCAATAGTCGAAAAATCAAAGCCCCATTTTATCATTAAATCAATGCCTATTTTAAGGAATGGAGATGTAACCCACATAAACAGTAAGCAATCATTATCAGCTATTTCGTTTATTTTCATTTGTTCCATTTCTTTTATAGGCATTGCGTCATAGTGTATGTCTGTCTTACCATTTATCATACTTTTTTTAGCTAAATGATTTTTACCACATTGATATAACCAAGCTGGGTCTGCATATATTATTTGATATTTCTTCATATTCCAAATAAAAACGGCACATAACAAGGGTTTTGCGTAATAGCCCTATCAAGTGTCGTGGTTAATTTTAAGTTTATTCTAAGGGCTACTACGCAAAGCCCGAAAACGTTGTGCGTAATGCTAAGACCACAGCCGTTGTGCAAGTTTCAGCTTACTCTCAATGTCATTTAACTCTTTTTTTGCATAAGTCAAAGAATACGAATGACTTCTTTCAATAGTCCCGTTTTTAAGTCCTTCATGTTTTGCCTTTGCTTTTTCAAGTTCAAACTCGTAAAACTCTAAACTTTCAGGCATTGAAAGATTTATTGATTTAGCTTTTGCAGCCCAATAAGCTACACGGCTTTCATATCCTTCTGCCTGTTTTGAAAGTTCAACGGCTTTACTCATTCTGTTATGATTGCGTTCAATTAAGGCTCTATGTCTTTTTTCGCTGTGGTGTCCAACTTTTATTGGTTCTCCAAGTGCGAGAAAATCAGCTCCCTCATTTGATGCTTTCCAATAGCTATCGCTTTTCTTTTCTGCATTTAAGGCAGCATTTTGAAGTCTTTCGGCTTTTTTCTTTGCCCATTCTTGCTGGTTAAATCCATCAGCCCGAACAATTGAGTAATAATAAAACCCGTCCTTTTCGGCTATTAAATTAAATACGATGCAATCGTGTTCTTTGCCGTATTTTGTTTCAATTTGGATAGTTTCTCCTTTTTCGTGTTTTTCGGTACATTTTGCAAGAAAAACATTTGGTACAAATTTGCTGTAAGTATTCATTTTAATATATTTTAAAAGATTAATAATAAAGCACGTACGCACAACACACGGTATAAAACAGTTGGGCAAACGTGGTTATTCGAGCATTTTAGCCCGTTGCAAGCATTGTGGTATTTTGATAGGTCAGAGCATCGCAGTCCAACCGATTTCATACCGTCAAACGTTGGGCGTAATTTTACGAAAACGCCCTAATTCTTGCTTCTGTAAATAAAATTTGTTCCCTAAGTTGCTTTATCATCTGATTAGGCAATTCATTGATGCACATTAGGGCTTGCATCATTATAACCTGATTTTTCAAAATTGTTAATTCGTCCATAAGAAAAACTACGCCCAACATTATATTGGCAAAAGCAGGGCTGATGTGCTTAAACCAACAGAAGTACACTTATTAAACTTTTGTGCTGACATCGGCAGTAGTACTTCTAATCCCTGCCTTCGCCAATATTTTGCCGTTATATGCAACCGCTAAGACCGTTCTCCGTTGACAATATCTCGGTTGTAAAAAACAAAAAATTTAGTATATTTATTTGGTTTTTCTTGAAAAATAGACATTACACCAGCTTCAATTATTGGCTGTATTTTACTTTCAAATTTTTTGTCAGTCCATATTTCTTTGAACTTATTGCAAGTTTTTTCAAGTGCATTATTTTTGTGGCAATTGAACATTGCAAAATAGTAATCCATTTTAGTTTCGTTTTGCGGCTGCATATAACATTGTGTTTGTGCAAGCGGGCGGACAGCTTGCTGATTAATATTTAGTTTGTGTTTATGCCCGCCTGACACAAACACTTTGCCGTTATAAGCAAGTGGCGGTGGTTACTGTTCTTCATACCACATAGCGTTATGGTTACTTCGCCAGTCTCTGAACATTTACCACTCCAACCGCCACCAGACTTATAACAAGGTATAAACAAAAGCGGCTGCAACGTCTGAACGAGACTAACCGCACTATTTAAGGTGATTTCAACCTTTCGGGACATTGCACCGTTTACCATGCCGCCTTCGTTTATACCCATACCGTTAGCTGCCATTTGCAGACGACAGAACATATCTCGGCATTAGTTCCCCTTGATGCTTTTCTACTCCTTTAAAAACAAGTGTTTTGTTTTCAATTAGCGGCCGTATTACTTCGTGCCTAACAAGGCAATCGGCATACATAAACATTCCTCGTTCAGGGAAGAACCAAACGCTATGAAACATTGATTGAGGTTTGTAAAATTCATCTTCTAAAGACAATTCATGCTCTATTGCCTCGATAATTTTACGCTGGCTTAATTCTATTTTTTCGTTATCCATATTTGTCAGGTTTTAACTTTACTTTTTTAATTGTTTTGTCAGGTTATAGCTTGACGAAAACGGCAGCTAACAATATATTGGCAAAAGGCAGGCTGACGGTAATTAGAATGAGCATTTGCACTTTTGGCAGCATTCCTACATAACTCATCAGTAGTGCTATTTCTCCTGCCCTTCGCCAATATTTTGCCGTTACCTGCCATACCTAAATACCAAACTTTAATTGAATAAATCCACCTTTTTCAAGTAACCAAACAGCATCGCAATATTTATCTCTTTCTGCTGGATAACCATCGTATTTTTCTATAATCTGTTCCCACACCTTAGTTAAATCAGGTACGGCAGGTAACACAGTATTGCCGTCATTGCGGGCTTCTGTGCTATTTTGAGAATTTTGTTCTGTATTCATATTTTATCTGTTTTTGAAAGTTTGTTCTATTAAATTCGCAACGAACGGCAATACCCAATACGTTAGGCACAATAAAAATTACTTGCATATCGGTTTGAAATAATGAAACTCCTTTATGTCAGGATACTTTTCTTGTAACCTTTTCAATGTTGAGTTGTAAGCGGGTATTGCCTTCTTATTCAAAAACTCCTCATTACAAGGAACTAATCTTGTTCTTGTACTTAATTCGGTTAAGTAGTGTAAATCATTCCACATAGAAAGGAGTTTTTCAACGTGGCTTTTTCGATATACCTGCTTACTTGCTCCGTAGTATTTTTTTAGTCTTTTTGTTTTAAATTCATGAATAGATATTCGTTCCATAAGTCGTAATTTTTACAGATGCCTAACAGCGGTTTAGCGTAATGCCGCAATAAGCATTTGTGGTTAATAATTTACATTTCTACAAGCGGCACATACGCCAAGCCGCAAAACGTTAGCGGTAAGTTTAAAGACTAATAATTTCCGACTTGACTTCTTTCCAATAGTTAGTGAGAAAATTAGTTGCATATATACTGTCTGACTTTTCAAATTCTTTAATCATTTCATTTACAAAATCAATTGCGATTTTCTTAGACAAATCTTCAATAATACCAAATTGCTTCCCTCCATCTTTTTGAACGCCTTTGTAATTAGAAGCATTTGCAACTTTTTCAAAAGTTATTTTTACTAATTGGACTGCTTTCTTTTTTGCTTCCATTTTGAATATTTTTAAAATTAACCCTTGATTTAATAAAACCTACCGCTAACAAGGGTTTGTAGCAATAGGGGCAGAAATGCTTTAATTGAGCTGTGTAGTTCTAATCAGCTTTTGTTGTGTATTGAGCAGTAGTCTTTCAAAATCCCCTACTGCTACAAGCCCCAAACCGTTAGCGGTCAGGCTATGACACATCCTCCGCATTTTCGACATACCACTCTTTTACATATTCTTTGATAGCCAAAACAATTTTATTCCAATTGTCCTCATTTTCAATTTGCTCATTAAAGCTATCTGAAAGCTCACTGCACATTTCTGTCATAGCATAGCTTGGATATTCTCCATCAAGTTTGTCAATTACTACATAAGCAATTCCATCTTCACCAAAAAAAGTAAAGTATAAAACAACTGCGATTAGCTTACCATCTTTCCAGTTGTTTTCGTCAATGTGTGTGAGCTTTAAGTTTTTGCTCAATTCTAAATGATTTTCCATTTTATAAAATTTGTTTTTGGACTTCTAAAAGCGGAGAAGCCCGAACCGCTAACACTTGCTTTGCAAAATGGCGGGTGAAGTGCTAATTTGAACCCTTGTAATTCTAATCAACGGTAGTGCTATATTGAAGCTGTGGTGTTCCAAAACCGCCACTTCGCAAAGCAGATACCGTTATCGGTCAGTGCTATCTGACTGCTCAAAATCATCATCATCTCCAAATCTATGACGCTCATATTCACGAAAAAAAACACAATCGCAAGCAAGGCAGGGATTTTCATCTAAATCAAAGTATGTGATTCCGCACTTACATCTTGTATGCGTTGCAGGGTTGTCAATTTCTTCTTTATCAATTATCATTTTCGTTTCAATTACCGCACCGAACCGATAACAGCGGTTTTGCGCCACCGCTGGACAGTTGGTGCGCTGTTTTAAAGTTTATCTAAAGAGGCAGCGCAAAGCCCCAATACGTTAGCAGTAATTGCCATGAAGCCTGTTCCAAATGTTAAACAATTCACCAGTTGGATGTGTTCGTTGCTCTCTATAATCTTCCTCCCATGCGTGATTATCGCACCATTGCTTAAATTGTATTGCCATCCCAACTGCTACCATGAAAGGCAACATACTGCTTTGCTGCAATAGCGGCTGACGTACATAAATCGTCTTTTCTAATTCTATTTTACTTTTGTCCATGACTCAACTTTTAGTTATTAATTTCTGCTACTGACAGCAACACCCCGCCGTTATGCCCAATGCTAAGCTACATCGTTAACATTGACAGCATATCCTTTGTCAATAAGTCCGAGAAAATCAAACTTCCATTCAGCAAGTTGTTTTCTAACATTATATGGCAACGTATTCATATCTATGTAATCCTTTGACGAATAACCTTCGTGATGGATATACTCTTCGTTTCCATTTTTATGATACCAAAATTTGAACTTATGGTTATCATTAACCAATCTGTATGCTTCATCTCTTGTAAGTTCTGACATTGGGCGTAATCCAAATATTTTAACTACACCGTTTTGCATAGCATAATTAAAATGCCTATCAAATCCATTTTCAGAAATATTAAAAATACTAGCACTTGAATTATTTACGCCAATCATTTTCCAATCAACCATAACTTCCAATCCGTAAGGAAGATAAATTGATAGGTGTTCCCAAGTAAGCACTGGGCATAACAGCACATTGCCAATAGCGGGGTTTTCGTGTTTAATTGTTGGTTTCTGCATATTATTAAATTTTGTTGTTAAGTCGAACATTTGTGGTTCTAAGTCCCCGCCATCGGCAATCTGCGAGAACGTTATAAGTCATTTTAGACGCCATTCTTACAATGTTCTTTTTTACAAACAAGATGCGGAAATCTGTCAAAAAATCCACCAGCTTTGCAAGCACAAAAATCAGGTGTTTCTTCAATTCTTTTTTTCCAATATTCAAAATCTGTGTGTGTATTTATTTTTTGACTTTCAGACCTTATAAGCCTATTGTCGTAATAAATAATTCTACCATAATCGTGGCTTTCTAATTCTTTACCGTGTATTTTCATTTTATTAGAAATTTGTGAAGAAAAACGTCTTATAACAGCACCTAACCAAAAGAGGCTGTTCAGTGGTTATTTGAACATTTTTGCTTCGGTTAAACATTTGTATTTATATTTATTTTTGTGCTTCTAAATCAGCTACTGCACATAACCGTAGCCGTTGGCAGTAATGTTACGACACATCAACCTCTTCAATTTTAATTATCCCTAAATTACCACTCGGCAAAGCAGACGAAGAATAGACATTATTCCAGTCGTTATCCTTTGCGAGTTGGTGTAGTATGGTTCTGTAAATTTGGTAAGTGTTACCAATAAATTCACTCCCATTGTAACCTTTACTTGCATTATCTGGAAAATTAGGTAACAATAACTTTTTAGCTTGTTTTAACAAATCTTCTACTTCATCACGTCTTTTCATCTGCTCGTCAAATGGCAACCCTCTTAACATCTCTTCAATGGTGTATCTCATTTCCCATTGCCCTGACGCAAACCTTGAAACATCTTCAAGGCAATCAGCAATCAATCTCATTTGTTGCTCTGATAATTCAATTCTGTATTTTTTCATTTTGTTGTTAATTTAAAATTTCGTTTTAATAATCCGGCACGAACCGCCAACAATATATTGGCAAAAGGCGGGCATACCTGATACTATCAAAATCTGTGGCTCATCCATCATTTGTGCTACTATCAACACTAGTGCTACAAATCCCGCCATTCGCCAATATTTTGCCGTTACTTATTTTCTGTGTAAAGAATCCAACTAAAGAAACCAACTGCCATAACGGCTAATGCGCTGCTAAATAGCTTAGGTTCATTACAAGCCATCCAACATACAGCATAAAAGATATGATAGCCGCAAATCATGCCGAATATGGCAATTATAGCAAGCACTGCAATGGCAATGCGTTTTTGAAATACAGGGTCTGCATCCATTTTGAACGCAAGCCAAATGATTACCTTTTCAAATTGTGTTTGTAGATTTTTCATGCTGTTTTGTTTAAAGGTTAGAAATTGGATTACATAATGATAGATGCTGTTCAAGTCCTGTGTAACGCTCAATCAATCCTAACACAACAGTTGTGTATAAGATTGGAGCGCAGTTGCGGTGCAATGTCATTAACATTCCGTTAGGTGTTTTGTTAGTAGACTTGCATAGTGCCGCAAACAGGTCTATGTCTGTCTTACAATATTCGATTGCAAGCTCTGTCAAAATCTGGTGTTTTACTTTCTTTGGCTTTACAGGTACGATGTAAATCGGTGCAGTGTCTTCCGTTTGCCCTGACTCCAAGTTGTGTTCGATGTATTGTTCTGTTATCATTGGTTTGGTTTTAAAATGGGCAGCCACCGAAGCGACCGCCCAATGTTTTTATTTAGTTTGATTTTGCAAAAATCTATCCCAATGCAATCTTACTCTTTTGCTTGGCGTTGGCTTTCCCGTTCCGTTTTCTTTTGGCTGAATTACTGAATGATGCCCAGTTTTATCGCTGTACATATGCCAAACATATTCACCAACCTTAATTTGTAATCTTAATTCGCTACCGCCTGCAACTCTTTCGATTAGTGTTCCGATTTTTTCTGTTAGGTTTTTCATGTCTTTCTGTTTTTGTAATGTAATGCAATCTACGATTAGTATTTCACTTGTGCAATACCTAACTAAAAATAAATGACAGAAAATTGAAAATAAATTTAGAAACCTAATTCAGAATCAAAATCATCAGCTTTAGTTGTTTGATTTGCAGCAGGTTGTTGAGCCGTTGCCGATGGTATTGCCTTGCTGACAATTTCAAAATTATTTACAGTCAAGTACCAAATTACTTTACTTTCGTAGATAGCCGTTTCTAATTTGCCATCACAATAGACTTTAGAACCTTTGGTGAATCGTGATGCATCCGCCTTTTCGCCGTAAAGTTGGCAGTTAACCCATTGTGTTTTGTCGACCCATTCGCCTGATGCGTCCTTGTAGTTTTCGTTGATAGCAACCGAAAACGAAACAAACTTTTTGCCCCCTTTGGTTTCTTTTTCTTTTGCACCATCTCCAATTGTGCCAATGATTTGTAATTTCTTCATAATTATTTGTTGAGTGAATTAATTAATAGGTTTTAATTCAAGATTTAGCACCCTACACATGATTTCCAATTTCTCTACGGAGGTTGAGTTATGACCCTTTAAAAATCGGTAGATAACGGAATCATCAAAGGCAATACCTCGCTTTTCTGCTTCGATTTTGCAAAGCCTTACGAACTCTTTTTTAAAGATTTTACGACGTTTAAATTCTTTCGTTACTGTTTCCTGAATTGTCATAGTTCGATTTCTAATAAGTTACTCATGTAATTGGATGCAATCTCTATTTTGTTGATTAATTCCTTAATACGGACTTCATCCTTTGGAATATCCAATACAAACAAATGCTTTGATTCATCCTTGAATCTATCATCGTAGGAAATAAACCATGCGCTTTCAGCATCCGTTAAATGAATGTTTAGTTGTATTTGGTCGTAATACTCAGGGCATGAATCTTTGAATGATTCAACGGTCTTTAAACGTCTGTATTTAAGATGCGTAATTGACTTCGGGCATTTGATTTCAGCAATCTTATTGCCGATTATAATGTCGGGAGTTCCGCCATAAATACCATCATCATCTGTAAAGAATACAATACCACCAACGGACGTATAAATGAAATCATCATCATTTACCGATTTACCTAAATGCTTTGCAAATTCAAAAACCGCTTGTGGCTCTAAATCTTTTCCCCTTTGCATTTCGGAGTTATAGTATTGTGTTTCAGGTGCTGCAAGTAATCCAACAATACATTCATCAATGTATGTTTTTGCACCCTTACTTAATTGCTCACCTGCTTTACGTTCTGCCGCTGTTGGTTCTGCCATTAGCTTATTAACCTGGCTTGATGTAAATAACCCAAGCCTTGCTTTAAGCCATTCTTCTTCTGTTTCAAATATGTATCGTTTCATTACTTATTGAGTTTTTCAGCGTTTGATTTAATGAAGTTGTATTTTTCAACGATGTTGTTATCAACCGTAAAGTTGACCGTATCTTTTCTGTTTAGATTTGCTCCAAACATTACACCGAAGTGGTCACACGCATCCTTTATGGCTACTGTTTTTGCAATCGGGAAAGCCATTGATAATGCACCGTTATTGATATTAACCAAGTCTGCTGGTGATGTATCTTTAGCGGTCTGCAATTGTGCCGCACCAATACCATCATGATACTGCCATTCATTTGAAATTGGATGAAAGTAATGCACTCGCACCGTTACCCATACGCCATTAAATGCAGTTCCTTGACCAGTGATTTCAATTCTGTAAGCCTTGAATATCTTTTTAAGAAGATGCTCAATTTTATCAATTGGAATGTAACGATAATTCTTAATGAATGGATGTTCCAAAACCCATTTAGCAGGCGGTTGATTGTTCATTAATGCATTGAAGGCATCGTTTTTATAAGCCATTTCAATATCATCAATTAAATCTGATAATGTCGGCAGCTTGTTTTCTGTTGGTACAATTGCTGTATTTGGTTCGCCATTTGCAGGAAATAATAATTGATTGCTCATGTCTGTTTGTTTTGTTGGTTATTATTAAGGTAAATCCTTTGGGTTTAAAATCTCTTTTAAAGATTGGATGTTGTTTTGAAGCGTTCTAATGCGATTTAAGACAGCTATCTTAGTTTCGGTACTTAGATACTCTTTCTTCAAGATAATTTCTAAATAGTTATCCTGTTCGCCTGCTTCAATAGCTTGTCTGAATAATCCTGCATCGCTTACTAACTCAAAGTATTCCAAGTTAGATAAAATTACCGTTGTTGGTTGAAAGTTTGGCACGTTCGTTTTGTTTAGGTAAATGAAATTATTTATTTCTTTTTGCAATCATTTCGGCTAAACTGGCTTGAAAGTCGCTATTTGACTTTTGCGTATTAGGAGAAAATGTTTTAATTGTTACAAGGCTTATTTGTATTGTGTTTGCCGCTCTTTTGCCTGTTAATGGATGGTCAGACACTCTGATTTCTTCGCCATCTTTAGATGTAAAATAAAATGATGCACCATTTGTAAATGAGCAGGATTTAAATTGAAAATCTGAATAGCCTAAAGAAGTAAGTTTTTCAATAGCCATTTCAAGTGTGTATTTGTTATTGCTTTGGTAGAAGTTGCTATTAAATGCGGTCATGTCCTTATTGTTTTGTTTCACAAATATACTATTCTTTTTGATAAAACAATACATATATTCACATTTATTTTTACTTTCTTAAATTATTTTGTGGTCTGCATACTATTTAAATAAAGTTTTGTATATTTGCACACATGACATACGGAGAATTAATAAAAAAAACTCGACTTGAAGCAGGTTTAAAACAGTATCAGTTTGCTGATGCAATCGGTGTATCAAAGGTTCATATAAGCCTTGTGGAGGCTAATAAATCTACTGTTGGAATTCAACTACTCGAAAAAGTTGCAAAGTTCAAAGGCGTGCCGGTATCGGTGCTGCTTTGGGAATTAGTAACGATTGAAGATGTGCCGCAAGAAAATAGGAAACTTTATTATCAAGTCAAACCAACAGCGGATATGATTATTCACAATATATTTAAAGGCAATGAACCCATATCTATCTAACGTCAGCAAAACAGCCCCGAACAAATGGGAATCTATTTTCAGCGGATTTCATTTTGTGGTGACAAAGAATCCGTACAACCATAGATGCCATGCGTATTGTGAGCGCACAGGATACGGATTTGAGCGAAGAAATATCACTCTGATAAGACAACACCTAAACGACTTAAAGACAGTTATAAAACAAAGCAATGAGCAGATTTGAAGGATTAAACGAAATGTCAAAAGTTATTTACCAAAACAACAAAGAAAAAGGCTTTTGGGATAAAGAACGGAACATCGGTGAGTTGCTAATGCTTGTTACAAGCGAATTGGCAGAAGCATTAGAAGCGCACCGCAAAGGAAAAAATGCAAACTTAATTTCCTTTAAAAGTGATTTGTATTTTGGTGATGTTATAGATTTTGACATAAAAGAAAGTGATGTAGCTTTCTTTCAGTCAATATTTAAAACACATATTAAAGACACTTTTGAAGACGAAATAGCAGACACGCTTATTCGATTACTTGACTTGTGTGGAGGTCTTTGCATTGACATTGAATATCATGTTATGGCTAAAGTCGACTACAATAAGACCCGTGAAAAATTGCACGGGAAAAAGTATTAATGGACAATTTATCTAAGAAAGCATTTAGTATTGATAAAAAAAGCATACTGTCCATTTTAATTGATGCATCAGGGAGTTATTACACTCCCTGACTATTCACACACACAACATAATAAAGAATGCTCCCACACATTCCTTACCTTGTTCTTTCATCCCATCTTGAACGCCTATCACGAACGTCAACATGAACAAAAGTATCATATACGCCAACACCTTTAAAGTTGACTTTGCCTTCTTCAATTAGCTTCTCAATCCTTTTATAAAGATTAGTCGGTGTAATATCAGTTACTACTATATCAGCAGCCTTTGCCTGAACGTGCATGGAATTAGTTGCGCCACCTATCTTCTTGTTATATGACTTTGTACGATAGCCTGAATTTATTTTAATTGGCAATCCAAGTTCATCCCTTAGCTTTTGCAACTCATTTGCCAACTTTTGAACGTTTGGCATCAATTCGGCAGGTACATCAGTTCCATCTTTGCAGCGGAACTCTGATAGATTAAAATTAGTTGTTAATTTTGTCATTGTAATGTTTTTAAAATCAGTTCAAAAAATTTACCGGTTCCGTACAATGCAGGAGCAGCCGCACCAATTGCAACATACATTATTTTCTCTTTGAATTTTACCAACGATTGAACTTGTTGCTCAACTGTTTTTAACCTATTGATTACGCTTGTATCCTCATTAAATTCTTCGCCCGTAATGATCCGATATACATGGTCTAATTTTCGACCAAGTTCGTTCATTTGATTTTCCAAATGTTTCAATTGTTCTTCCATTATATTATTTTTGACCCTGAGGGAAGTCGTGTAATTGGTTAAGGGAGATTATTATTTTCTGCGCCTAACGGTCTTTCTTGATGCTTCGTAAAGTAAAGCACCAAGTGTAAACCACGCCTGTTTATTGCCAGAATTTGGCAAGTCCAATCCTGTTACTGTTTTTACGGTTTCCGCTACTTCGGGAATTATAGCAGAAATAGTTACAAGTAATACGATTGCAGCCCCTGTGAAGGCAATTGGGTTGCCATTCTCAACAAGCCATGTATTAAAGCTAAACTTGCCTCTATTAGCACGCCATGCGTTCCAAAACACAATTAGCAACACTCCAAGCCCTGCGGATATAAGGCTATAAAAAACATCAATGGTTTCCATCGCCTTCAATTTTATCTTTGAGTAATTCAGCAACTGCAATCTTTAAGGCTTCTATTTCCGCCCTTAATTCTGCAACTTCATTAACTACTTTCTTTCTGAATGGCAACCCATTCTTTGAAAAGTCAATTAGTTTGTCAATTCCGTTAGATGCCAATTCTTTGATGTATGGATTGTTTTTGATGAAATCCAAAATCTTTGACCAATCTTTTTTTGCTGCCATGATGATTTATTTAAAAAGTTATGTAAATTGCAATTATTGGTTATTGGTTAACTGCATGTCTTGTTTTGTTTTGTACCCATCGGTTTTTAATCGGTGGGTTTTTTTTATTTCCCAAATTGCATATAATTATAAATATGCCCATCAGTACCGCTGATATTGTGATACCCAAGTACATTTACCTTTAGCCGTTTGCAGATATCCCAAATCTCAGATTGATAATCTCTAAGCCAAGTCTGTTTGATGTTAGTTCGGTAAGCAGGGGAATTTACAGAAGGTCCGAGTTTAACGTTGACTTCTGTTAATAGCAATTCTTTCCCTGCAAAGTCCGCCTGTTGCTTCATTTCTGCAATCCGTTGTTCCCATATCTTTGGGTCTGCTGAATCTTCATAATGATGTATCACAATCCCATCCCAATCACCGTAATTAAATAGGCTTGACCATTTATTATCCCTTGCATTATATCCGAACCTTGCGGAAACTGCCGCTGTTTTAATGTTGGGATAAATGGATTTGATTAGCATATTGGCACGAACGGATAAGTCGTAATATTTCTGTATCTCACGGTCATATTCTGCCTTATTGCGGATGTAATCTCTATTGCCTTTGATATTCATCCATATATTAAGTTCATTTCCTAATTCAATGTATGGCACATTAATTCCAGCTTCTACAAACATCTTAATCATCCGCAGGTTTAATGCCATGCCTTGCTCAAAGGTGTATTTGCCATTGTAGATTTCAACTAAGTTAATTACAGGTATCACATCCCATCCAATTATTTTGGATGCTTCTATAAATGGAACGATAGGACTGATTTTATTTCTTTGCCATTTGCTGTTTTTTGCTTCGGCAGGCGTGTGACCGAACATATCTACATTCCAAAAATTGGCAACCGTTCCACCGGGAAACCTACACCATTGTCTACGTTCAGCAGGTATTTCAGTAATAACTCTATGAACTAATGCAGGTACAACCTTGCACTTGCCATCTGTGATATGATTAGCGAAGTGGGTTTGGTTAAACCCTGCTAAGGTTTGAGAAAAAGCCGCTACACTGTAAAGCATAACGGCTAAAAATAATAGTGTTCTCATAAGTTGTTGTGTAATTATTTGCTGATTAAATACCACTTGTTCAAGGGTGCTAAAAACTGAAACGTCAAAGGCTGTTCAACCGTTCCTGCTGCTGCTGCAGTGCCTACATTTATAGTTTGCCCACCTGTCGTTGCAAGAGTTAAGGTCGTTACCACCGTTCCGCTTGTAATTGCACCGCCAAAGGCTATAACTTGAATTTGTCCATCAATCGGATTAGCAGGTAGAGTTATGGTAGCATTCGCCTGTAAACTTGCAGGATCATACACCGCAAGATATTTATTATTAGGTATAGTAAATCCTCCCGGTGTATCGTCAACCCAATATGCAGTATTGGCAAATGCCGCTGTGGTGGTCAAATTGCCATTACGGTTCAATGTTATAGCATTACTCCTGCTACTATCACCACTACCGTTCCCCATTGCGAATAATACGTCTTCGGGTTGTGACACTTCGGGGTTAGATGCTGTCGTGTCCGCAAATATGCCGCCTATTAATGCAGCTAGCCCATTAACAACATTGCTAAAACCTAAAACCGTTGATAACAAGCCGTTCGCTGTATTGCTTTGACCTAAAGTCGTTGATAACAAGCTGTTCGCTGTATTGCTTTGACCTAAAGTCGTTGATAAAAAGCCGTTCGCTGTATTGCTAAAACCTAAAGCAAATGAACCAACCCCGTTTGCGTTGTTCCCCACACCTATATCGATTGAGCCTAGTCCATTACCAACTCCTGCATATAATAAAATCGTATCTCCACCGCCAATAATTGTGTCGGCGAGTTGGTAGAATCCGCCGTTGCCATCGCTGAATTGGAATGTGTTTAAGCCGACCGATGAACCGCCGCCACTACCGCCGCCACTACAGCAATCTTTACAAGCCAATATCCAAGCATCCAAACTATCATCTAATGCCGCAAATGAAGGTGTGCCACTGTAATTGGCTGCAATTGTAACTTGTGTTACTTTGTCACGAATAACAATTGAGTTATTGGATTGCCTCCACCATGTAAGATTTTCGCCAATCAGTTCAAATATCTTTGTTCCATTTGTGTTGTTAAATTGAATCCTACAATCACTGTTAATGATTTCGGCAGTAGTGCCAAAGGATTGAGCGAATGCTGTATTGATTGCGATAACTGAAATTATCAGTATAAATATCTTTCTCATTATAATGCTGTTTTAGTGACTTGAAATATTGAGTATGCTATATTCCCATCAGTATCTTCAACCGATACTTTAAAGGTGTTTTTGCCTGTGGTTAAGCTGAATGTATTGGACTGCTCACCTAAATTTGGATTATAAGTTGAACCAGAAATAGTGCCTGATGAAATATCCGCAAATGCTATCTTCTCAATCTTAAACGAAGACGATGCATAGGTTTGTCCGCTTGTTTTAACAGGTTTTGCTGTTATTTCTAATATTGCGTTAGTGGTATCTAAATCAATATCTAAAAATTTAATTCCTAAAGTTCTTAATACAGAAAAACTATCTATGTTATTATAAGGTATTACAATATCTTGGGTAATAATAGTATCATTATTAACATTAATACCTTTTAAATACAATTCAATTGTATCAAATTGATTTACCTCTAATAAATAATTAAGACTTTCAATATTCATTGTTTCAGGTGGGCACGCAAAGCTATCGACTGCATTGTAAGGAACTTCATTAGCAGATGCGGTAAAAAAACTAAATAATGTACAACTTAAATTATTAATAGAATCAGCGCAATAATTAATTTGTTCACAAGTATTTCCGCTAAATACGCAATCTCCAAAAGGGTAACTTCCTATTAAATTTATATTTTGTGCGTTCCAAAGATGTATTCTAATGTAAGTCTCTTCATAAACTAATGGATTAATACTGCAACTCGCAGCGCAATAAGACAAAGTATCTATATCACTTCCATTACTTGCGTAAAAGTCCCAAACGCCAGCACCGCAATAAGAAAAGGTTTCAATCGGTGTACTACCGCTGCAAAGACCTGCAAGGCAAACAGATTGAACACTGTCAATCAGTGCCGCAAGTCCTGTTATTCCGTATAAATCCGTTACTTGTGTGTTTTCATCCCTAGCGATTATTTGACCGCTTGGATTGTACCAATATCTCAACTCACTTCCACGCAAAGAGAAGATTTTAACGTTTGTAGAGTTGTAAAAATCTAATCTACATCCATCCCCGTATCTCGCACTTACAGACGTTCCAAAGGATTGTCCAAGTGCATTAAATGATACCAATATAAAGGCAAATACTAATAGTTGCCTAATGTAATTTTGTAACATAATTCATCAAATTTTAATTCGTGTAAACCAAACTCTCTTAACTGCTGTAAGTCAAGTGTCAACTCGTTGTTTTCAACTTCTGCAAGTATAATCCAAGTATCCCCTCTATTTTCAGCAGTGCCACTGATTTGTCCATCTTCTGCCGTAAATTCAAAAGTAATCGTATCACAGTAATTTCTGCAACCCAATTCAATGTACTCATCACAACATAAACAACTCATATCACAAACTTTTTAAGAAAGTAATTGCTCAATCCGATTTGACCAAACAATAGCACAAAATCAAACTCTTTGCCGTAAAACATAAGAATAAAGTACAATACTATATTTATCCATACGTTTGTGCATATCAAACAACCGCCTAAAGGCTTGAGCCAAAACTTATTTTCAACTATTTTCCCCCACTTTTCAAATATCATTCCTTCCTTTAGACAGTCATCAATTAAGTCCGAAAATGTAGCACATATGAAAGCGTAAATGATTAACATGGTATCGGTTCTATGCAGTTAGGAATCGCCCTATAAGAGTAATTGAATGTAAATCGGTATAGTTGTATATCTTTATTTGGGATGCTTTCCTGTAATTGAATTGTTTCTTTAATTGCCAATTGACTTGTAACTGTTACGCCTGAACTAGATGATAAAATATTAAATGCCTTTGTAACATAATCTACTAAATTGTCATTTGGTGACAAAATTAATACCAAATACATTTCCTCCGTTGCGTTCTGAATTGAATAATTGCAAGTAATTTGAATTGGATTGCTATATGTAATGCGCCCTGATGTACGGATATAGCCAATGTTCCCACAGTCTAAATCAATAGTCCTATCTCCAACGGCTAACGTTTCTAAGCGTTCGCCTCTAAGCATTGCTATTCCATCAACTTTAAAGTCAAAGGAGCGGAAACGTTGTAGTAAGTCAGCGTATATCATAATGTTGCTAATTCGTCATCAAGTGCAATAAAAAATAGTCTTTCAAAGTCGTTAAATGCAAACTCAACTTCATCTTGAGATGCTGCAAATATTTCCTGTTTAAATCTTCTTTGAATATCTGCCGCTTTCATTACCCCATCAGCAGTTGAAATTATTACCTTCCCGCCTTCTTGGTCTTCTACTGTAGTAATTGACCTTAATAAATTGCCTGTAAACTGTAAATCAATATATGCCACTTGTTTACCTGCTGCTTTTCTAAATGCTGCATAACCAACTCCATAGGGCTTACCTTGCTTAATAATGTTTCCATTTGCGTCAATACCCTGCTTACCTGATTCAAATACACGCTCTAAGATATTGCCCTCGAGGTTATTTAGTGTTCCTTTAGTTGCAAATCGAACTGCTGCCGGTATAGCATTTGATATTTGTTCAAACGTTAGCATTATTTTTTGATAACTACAGAATTAGCTTTAGGTAAATTGACAGTCTTAACAACCACTGTTTTATTTACACTTGGTTTAATAGTTGTCTTCTTTCCGCATGATGAGCAAGCCATATAATTTGTTTAAGGTATTGAAATAATGTATTGTGATTTTACTGCCTGTAAGCAGCATAAGCATTTAGGTACAGGCAATTGACGGTTTATAACTTCAATTTGCTTTTGATATTTGCCCTTTGCAACCTTAATTGTATCTGTTACCGCCGTTTTATCATCGTATTGGAACAGGTTTTCATCGCTATCCAATGATGCGATTTCGGTCATGATAGAATCTTTCTCTTTTACAAATAAAATGTCAGCAAGCGATGTGCTTAGCATCATTTCTTTGTAAAGTAAAGCCGTTGTTTTGTAAGCTAATGCAAGTCCAATTTTATCAGGGAATCTGCAAAGGTACGATTCAATATTGCAACGATAATCTCCAACAATTGCCATTCCGTAGCTTTCACCATTAGACTGAATACAAGCCGTATTTGCGTTCGATGTTATAACAGATTTGCCACTATTAACAGTGATTGCAGATAAGTCTATTGATATACTTACCTGCTTATCATAAGTCTTATTTATGTAGATAGTATTTAATCCAGTTACCAAAGTTGCTGGAAATTCATCACCATTAATTGTGATTGTAGTTGCGCCACCTGTATCTACGTTTACAACGACTTTATTAATGTATGTTCCTGTTAGCTCGCAGTTATCAGTAAATCCAATTATAACAGTCTTTGTACCACCTGTGAGGGTTTCTGTGCCTGCATTTGAAACCGTAAAGGATTGCATTATGTGGTCATGCTTGTAACCTTTGATTATTACATCTTGGATAAGTGATTGCCATGCAAGTTTTAGTTTACGGTTAAACATTTCAGAACCGTTTTTATACCTTGCATCCGTAAGTTGTGATGCTGTTTTAAGACTGATACCAAAATCATCAACGTAATACAGTGGCGACTTGTCGTCACACAAACCCTTTATACCAACTATGTATTCATAGCACATAATCAAATGTAATTATATGCCTCTACAACTTTATTTTAAAAGTACAAAAAAAGGGCGTCCGATTAAGAACGCCCCCAAACAAAACAAACAGTAAATATTAAGAACCTGAACCCGGTGCTAATGCAGCATCCAAAGTATTACAATCCAAATCACCGCAAGAAGCGATAAAGTGGAGGATACCGTTGAAGTCTTGGCAAGAGCTACCAAATGAATCGTCAGGAATTGGAGCTACTCCGAAATACTTACGGAAACGATATTTGTGAACACCGCAATCATAAGAATAGAAGAAATCCCATCTTACTCCATCAGGTGTAACGATAGTGTCTTTCTGCGTTTTAGCACGTCTTTGACCGTTTACAATTTGCTCTTCAGTGATTCTGTAGTCACCCACGTTTTCATACCACTCAAGTAATTGTACAAAACCCGGACGCCATCCGATAAGGTGAGTAACACCATCGCCAAACTGTGCATTTAAAGTATCATCTCTGAAATAGTTTGGAAGGAAAGAACCATTTTGTCCAAGTCCTGTATTACCGATTGCATAACGCAAAGAGTTAACAGCCATGTCAGTGATACCTGTTCCGCCTACTAAGATAGGGTCAACAAGCATATTACCTGCGTCAAAGATTGATTTAATCAAGCCAAAACCTGCTGGATTGTAAACGCCGTTAGCAGTTACAACAGGAATAGACAATGGAGAAGTCAAAGAGTCAGAACCATCTGTTGGATAGTTGCCGGGCAATGCTGCCAAAGCAGTTGTGATTTTGTTGTTAAACTGACGTTTTGCAGACTGGTACTTTGAAAGAATCATTGCACCATATTGACCAAGTTGACCACCATCGCAAGCATCTCTAAACTCACTTTCTGTAAGGTCGAAACCCCATCCGTAAGAAAGGTTAGCTGTAAGGTCAGCAGTTTTGTAAGTCGGTGTTGGTGCGATATCAAGGTCGCAAGTATCAAACTCAAACTCAGGGTCACAATCTGTTGGAATGTAACGCACCTGAACTTTACGGTTTGACTCAGCAGTAGGTTGAGAAGAAACCAAATCAGACTGAGTTTGGATAAAACCTGTTCTGTTGGTTTGAGCAATAAGGGCATCGTATGCGCCTGCGCTTGCAGGTAATGAGCCGGGATGTTCAATAAAAGCCTCATTGATTGCTACCTGTGCTACAAGGCACGGAAATTGAGGCGTAGCATTTTTAATTGTTGCCATGATTTTTAGCGTTAAAAGTTTGAAAAAAAGATTTCAGGATACTTATAACGCCTCCAATTGGCGCAACAAACATCTATCAAAGTGGATGCACACTCAGTAATTCTGTATTCGATTAGTTGACTGCCTGAAGCCTCGCAAGGTTTTCCCTTACTGATGCAGGTAACTTATCTAATTTTTCTTTGTCGATAACCGTTTGACCGCTTCCGCCGTTTGGATTACCGTTTGATTTTTTCGTTACGTCGGAAAGATATGTTTCAATGTAGTATTTCAAATCAGCAATTCCAGTTTTATCCGCTTTCATCGCATCATATTCTCCTGACTTGAAAACAAGTTTTTTCTTTTCTTTGTCATAAAACATTGTAATGCCATTATTTGCCAATTCCGACTTTAATAGCATTTTAGCCGTTGAATGATTTACAATAAATTCAATCTTTGAATCTGAAATTGCAGATGTCAATTCGCTTTCAATCTTTTCTGCTTGGAATTGACTTTCATATCGATTTACTACTTCATTGATTTTGCTTTCAGTTGACTCTTCAATAGCTTGTTTAGCTTTTGCAAGTTCCATAATGTCAGCCCTTAGCTTATCTACTTCTGCATTATCAACTTTCTTTGAAAATCCTAATTTGAACAGTTCTTCAGCAGACATTTCATTCAATTGGTCATTCGTCAACTCAACTCCTGCAAGTGTTTTAAAAGACTTCTTTAACTGCTTAATTGCAACTATCTTTTCTTCGCTTAACTTGTCAGATATTGACTTTTTAATAGGGTCAATAAATGAAGGGTCTTGCTTTAATATTTCAGCTTGATGCGTTCTAATTGCCTCTACTGCTTTATCCTCATTTAGATTTCCTTCCTCGTCTTTTAGGTTGTCCAAGTTCTGAATTCCCAACTTCTTCAATAGATTCTCCATTTGTTTGATTTATTTGTTCTTTTAATAATATTTCCTTTTGTTCAATAATGGCTTCACGTTCTGCCAACTCTTTTAATTTAGCTTCTATGTAAATAGACGCTTCACTAATTGTCATTGGCACTTTATCGTGTTCATAACGGTAGCGTCCACTCTTAACCAAAATGGACGCCGTTTTTTCATTCACTTCGCTTTTGCGTTGCGTGCCGTTATGAATTATTACCATTATTGCAAATTTATGCATTTATTTTATATATGCAACTGTATTGCATTAAAAAATCCATTTCCATTCATGCCTACAATTATAACCACCTCTTAATGATGGAAAGTTTTGCAGAACAGTTCCTGCAATCATTCCATCTCCCTTCTTGCCTTTCTTCTCTTTACCGTTAACTGTTTCGTAATTAAATACAGTTTGCGACGGTTGACCATTTGGACAAAATGTGTCCAAAGCTATTTGAAGTTCAGTAATTGATATTGGTCTATTAGCAAATTTATCTTTCATGTGGTCACAAAATGGACGGCTGTCTTCTATTAATGAGCCAATGTAGCGCCCTGAAGTTGGTTTAAACTTTTGCTTTAACTCTTCCTGAATCAATCCATCATACTGCATAATTGCATCCTTAGCAACCTGATTAAAATGCGCTTCGGATATGCCTGTTTTTTCTGTGGGCGTTACAAGGTACTGTAACTCTTTTGCTGTTTGCTCAAATGTTAATCCACGCAAGGCATTTAATCGAAGTACATCAGCTACTTTTTTCACTATTTCTTCATAAGCACCTGCGCCTCTTAATTGGTCAACTACCTGTTTTCTATACTCGTTATTCAGATCACTATTAATGATTTCATTTTCGATTACAGACCTAACTCGATTATTGCCTGAATAATATTGCTTATTGATTTCATTAACTTCATCAAGCCCTAAAAGGTAGTCATCAATGATTTTAGCATAGCCCAGTTCAACAGTCCAATTCTTTATTTTGGCTTCAAGTTCCGCAAGTTGAGCAGCATCAGCAACCAATACACCATTATTTGTGATTTCAGCAATAAAAGTTAATAGCCTATCGTAAAGACCTTTATCCAAGTCTTTTAAGTCAGCTACTGCCTTATCAAATAAGGTATTCTGAATATTGCCTACACTCATTTATAATGATTATAAAGTGTTAGTAGATACTATATAAGGCTGAATTAAAAGTTCAAAGTTGCCTGCTAGTTGCTCTGATGTAAAGTCTTCCATCTGCATATCAATCCAATCTTTTAAGATAGTATATCCAAAGTAATGGATTGCCTTATCTCTGTCTGTTATTCCACTTCCGAAAATTGCCACTGCATCTTTTACTTCTGCATTAGAATATCCAAATAGCTTATCTTTTTTGGCTAAGAAGTCCACTAACATTCTGTATTGTGGAGTGTCACCAATTATTTTAAGTAGATGTGCCTTTGTTTTCTCAACTATTACAGGATATGAAACACCGCTTTGCTTTGACCCTTGCAAGTCATACAATGCATCATTGGCGTTAATGACATCTATTTCATCAGGTAGTGTGATTGCCACCATTTCAAAGCTATCATTCAACTGTGCTGAAATAGCTACACAAATGTTATTGTAAAGTCTGTAAAGGTCACGTACGATATTTGAATTGACATTACGTTTTTGTTCGCTGTCATACATTTTAGCTTCGCCGCTTTGGTTTGTCATATTTTGCTTAGTGATGAATAGCTTATCCATCATCTTATCATAATATGCATCTACTCTATCTGCAGAATGTTTTAAAATAGCCGTATCAGGTGTAACATACTTAACAGGGTCAATGATTTGCCCTTCATCATTCATTCCCGACCCTTTGCGTACTATGTGCGTGCCCAGTGGCGTTGTATCAATTATGTATCCTTTACCTTGACAGCTTGGACATATACCATTGCTACCATCTTCTTTGACTATAACGTGATTGCCCCAATTATCAAAGGTTGCTCCAAATGATTCACATTCTTTAGCAAATACTATTTTTTCAGGATAAGTAAAACGCTTTTCACAGATTTGTAAATCGGACAATTGGCAGTACGCTTGATTTCCCCATTGAGCCGCTGCCCAATAATCAGGCAGGTAGTATTGAAACTCATTACCCATTGAATCGGTATCAAGCACTAACTTGCCACCAATTACAAAATGGTTTTGTACGTATTTGCCGGTATCGTACCAATCCTGAGATATGTACTGAATGTCATCGGTCGTTTTTTTTGGATAAATAAGTGTAAACTTTGAACCTTCAATACTAAAGAAATAAGGCTTTATGTTTTCATCCTCATCAATTACCCAACTACCTGCCGAAAACAAAATACTGTTTTCATCAAGGTATAGAATATCTTTTGAAGGAATAAGCCATGGTCTTGGCTTAATGTTCTGATTTAAAACAGCATCAAAGTTTGGCAATTCAAACTCGTAAGATGGTATAAGCATTTCAGTCGGATGCATCGGCATTACTGCAACAAATGCATTCGGGTCTGATTGTCTGTATCTGCCAACATAAGACATTACCCATGTATGTAAATCAGTTGTCTTATACCCATCGTTCATTTTGAGTGAATCGATGTAAAGACTTGTGATATCGGGTATTGTTTCAGTGTATTCTAACTTCGTTGCTGCATTGATGTATTGGTCAATTGCTATATCAAAGTCGTCCTTTGTAATTGAGCGATGGTTTTCAAGCCTGTAGTTAAGTGCTACGGGGTCATTGCTTTCATTTGGTTGTCTTGCTGTAAACAGTTGAACAGGTAATGCCCCTTGCGTGTGAGGCTTCATGACAGTTACTACGTGCTGCCAATGTTCACTTGCAAGAGGCTTATCTTCTCCTTTAATTATCTTAGCTACCCTCTTCACAGGCAGCAAGTATAGCAGCTTCTAAAGCAGTGGTTAACTCAATCGCTTTGTAACCGCTTCTAAAAGAGTTCCAACGAAGATTAGTGTTCAATACTTGAACTTCACCTACAACAGATTGTCTGTTAACGATTGCAGTCAATTTACCAAAGCCCGGATTTTCACCTGTAACCCAGTCATAACGATAGTAAAGCAAACCGTTACAGTCAATGAACATTGCTGTTTTAGCTGCAAGTTTGTTCTTTAGGTCATACTCCAAATCGAAATCCGTATAGGTTACGTTATCCATCAAACGGAGTGCAAAGTCAACGCCCGAAATACGTGTAATTTCTTCTTCTGGTCTACATGCAGAAATACGTAGTGTAGTTGTTTCGTCATCTACTGTATTACCAATCAACTCAGGAAGAACTACTACTTTACCTGCTGTGACTAATGCCTCCCATTCTGCTTCGTCTGAAACATCAGTAAACGTTACATCACAATCAAGGAAGATTAAGCGATTAAAACCGCCCTCACGAAGTGAAGATTGGCGGTCGCAGGGATTGCAATACGATCTAATCGTATCGTCCCCGCATAATGGGCTACACAACTGACTCATTACTTTCTATTTTTTTAGTTTTTAAAATCGTTTTGGGTTTAATTGGTTCTTCTATCTGTTCGATAATAACCAAATGTGGACGGCTATACAAAGTCATTAGATAGTTTTTTAAATCACTACCTTTTTTAGTTACTTCTTTGCCATCAACAACTAATTGCATTTCCGTATCTGCTTTTACAGATTTTGTCAATGCTACTAATTCCTTATATGTTGCCATGTATTAAAAGTATTTATTTGCTAACTTGCAACTATAAAAAAAGTACAATGAATTACAGTGAATTTTTAAAGCTGTCAAAATTTAATTATACTGCATTTGCGAGGTCAGGAATTTACGCATCTAAATCATCGTACCAACACCACCGACAAAAGTTATTTAGCGAATTGTTTTACAGCCATTCGGCTATTATTCTTTCAAATGCAAGTAAGTTGCAAAGATTAGTTTTGTATAATTACGCAAGTGATATAGATACCTTTAAAGATTTTTATATTAAAGTTAAATTAGAATTTGCTAAACAGATAAAGAAAGACAAATCAAAGTATAAGCCATTTGTTATACGGCTTCACACTATCTACCTGCTTTACATTGCAGAAGTACCAGCAAAGTATTTAACTACCTAAGGCTTCACAACATTTCTCAACTACTAAAGTAGATTGAACTAATTCACATAAGCCAAAGTAAATGCCATATGATTCTTGGTCGAATGTAAATACAGAACCTTCCGAAATATTAAATATAACATCAAAGTTAAACACTTTAATTGTAGGTTGGTTAATTGCATATTCAAGGATATCTAAATCTGTTTCACTCATTTCTTTTATACGCAACTCTGATTTTTTATTGATCAGTGCAAAGTATCTTTGACCTTGACCGTTTGGCAATATTCCAACGCCCTCATCAGCTAATTCAGCAGGTAGTCTGTTAACAGCGCCGTTGACTATATAAACCCATTCTGTATCAGTACAGCCTATATTGTATTTAAGCCTTATTAGTTCATTAATACAATCAGTGTTTTCAGTTTGTACGAATTGTATTGAACCCTGAATTGCTGAATAATCATATCCATCATCTGTTAATGTTGCATAACCATATGAATAGTTGCATCCAAATGTTATTTGTATTTCTTCAACATCACCCTGTTTATCTACAACTATCAGTTTATCCGTATCTGTGTAGCTAAAATATGCGGCATTATCTATTTCTGTATCACGTGTTAACCTGTAGCTTTCGCCTTCAAATACAATGTATAAGAATACAAACTCTTCAATGTAGTAATTGCTGTATTTAAGGTCGATTAACTTAGGAGTGCAAACTAAACATGCATTGCTTGGTCGTTGCCATAATGGACTATATTCTAAAACTGTCATGACTGCTCACATTTAGTAAATGGTGTATTTGATAGCAATACAAAGTTAGCATTACCTTTGATGTCTTGAGTTACTTCACTAATATAGCAATCTGTTCCAGCAACTGTAATAACTCCGTTTTTCTTTGCCTCTATTTCTTCAAATTCAGCATTGCAAATATCCTGCGAAAATTCAATTTTATAAGGTAATGAATCCCTTGGATTAAGATTATCAAGGCATGCTAATACTTCATCTGCTGACCTAAAAAATCCTGAATATAATATTCCACCAATTGCAACTAAAGTTGTATTAAAAATAGTTCTTACAACAACATAATTATTTGGAGATAAAAATAATGCATCTGTAATTACATCCATATCTACTCTGCCTATTTCACTTGCAACTGTATAATTGCTAATATATTGACTTAGCAATGTTGTCATTGTACTATCAAGATATATTTGAATTAAGAATGAAACAGATACACTACCACCATTTTGTTTGAACCATATCATTATTCTTGAAGCCTCAAAAGCATAATATCCTTGTTGTAATATTGTATAAGATGTAAAAGTATTCCCTACACTTGGTGTATTACACAACTTGCCTCCACTTGTTTGAGTAAATCTATTAAATGGGTCTAAAACATAATGTGGATATTGCATTAAAATATAGCAGGTTGTTGAGCCTGCCTCAAACTGATTATTGAATGCAAATGCAATTGGGTCTTCGTCACCTAACGCTTTAAATCCTGAGTCATTACCCCTGCCAATATACATACATGATGTGATGTAAGAACTCCAATTATTTAATTGATTTTGGTTTCTTAACTCATCATTGTAGTAGTTTACCGATGTCGGTAATATTGCATTCCTTGCTGCCTTAGTATCATCCAAATAATCCAGCTTTACCAATACAAATTTATCTTTAAAATTGCCATTGATAAGTATATCAAGAATAGTATCTGAATCAATAATCCAATCTGTAAGTAAGTCTAATTCATTTTCTTCAAATGATGCACATGAACAGTTTTGGTAGTGCTGTTCAGTCCATCTGTTATCTAATGCCAAGTATTCATCTGAATTCTCTTTATCGTCTTCATCTACTATCTCATTACTTCCAACTGTAACCGCCGATATTTGCCTTCCTTCGTCTACTGAAATATTTGAATTGTATGGAATATCTGCAATGCTATATGCAGTTAATGATGGGTCGAATACTTCGCTATCTGATTCCTGTTCAATTATAATCTGATTGCCATCTATAACAATATACAGTCCTAATAACTTTCGTAACTGCTCAAATACTTCTTGAAATGATATAGAAAAATAACTTGTTGAAGTCAATGGGATTAAAGCTTTAGCATCAAATAATGCATATTTAAAAAAAGTAAGATAATTGCTTACAACTGTCATTTGACCATTTGTAAGAAACTCAACCTGCTTTTTCATTAATTCTAAGACATTAAAGCCTTTTTTATTTGGATATGTATAAGTGCCATTAATATCAAAGAAATCTACCTCAATTGGCAGTAGCTTTGTGATTGTAATACTGCAATCAAATGACTTTACAGAACGAAGATTAAATATTGTATTTGCCCTATCAACTAACAATGATGACCACGAGGTATCTTTGATTTCCGTTTCGCATTCGCCACGAGTAAGGTTAAAAGTACACATGAACGCATAAATAGTGCCTTCAATGAAGATATTACCAATTCTATCATAAATCTTTATGTTAGTAGATTCACAGATATTAGCAAACTTTGATTCTAAATATTGATATGCTTTACCTGTGAATGTTAGGCTACTTTCTGTTTTTTTGCGTAATACGTTATCAATACCTGTTCCATTCCATCCACGCAAAATAGTACGGCTAATGCTGTCAATGCCAACAATCGGGTCATTGAAATCAATATCATCTAATTTATAGCTATACATTAAATAACCTCCTTCGTGTTTTCTTTAGTTCGCCTGTATTGTCGGCAGTACGCTTATTTATTCTATTTCCCTCTCTTAACATCAATCTTAGCATTCTCAATTCTTCCTCAATTGCTTTGTCACTTCTGTTTCCGTTACCTGTTAGCTTAATTCCTGTCAATGCCTTTGTGTTTGGCACGTTAAGGATTTTATATGCCATTTTAGGCAAGTAAGTAGATTCAAAGGTATTGTTGCGAATATGCGTAAATACATCTTTGTAACGCTTTGTTTCGGCTGTAGTCATTACTGATTCGCCTTCATTAAGCATTGCAGGAATAGTATCTCTGCCTTGTGGGTAGATACCTCTTTTCAAATCAATAGCACCTTTGAAAAACTTTGGTATTGGAGTTGCTATAATTGCAGCTAATTGTAAAGCGGCTAATCCAGCAACAATACCTGCTACAATTGGGTTCCCTGTTTTACCAAGTGCTGCACTAATAGCTGATGCAACGTTAATAGATGCATTAAAAACAGCCTGTAATTTAGCCGCTATTGCTTCTTTCCTTCTTAACTCTTTTACTTTTTCGGCGTATTGTTCTTCGGTTATTAAACCCTGTTTTAATTGATTATCAAGTAATATTTGCCTTGCATTAAATCCCTTTTTAGCTATATCAAATATTTCATTTCCTATAATTGCGGCATTTTTTATTTTTTCGTCTCTTTCTTTTTGATTAAATTCTGCTAATTCTTTCTCATAATTAGGCGGTATAACTGGCCCTATTAATCCTTGTTGGTCACCTTGTTTTAATGTTTCTAATTGTTCTTTTGCTTTTCTAATTTCTTCTTGCAAATCAACAAATAATTTAATTAATCCATTTTTATTTGCATCCTCTGTTCCTAAATTGTTTATTAAATCTTGTACAGTAGATAATTGATTTTCTAAATCAGGGATAATATTAGGCTTAAATGATAATTTATCATTATCAGCAAAAAATGTTTCAAGCTGCTTGGCTGAATTAGATTGAAGTAAACCTTGTATTGCCTTTTCAGTTTGATTAATTACATCTACAATAGTCCCTTGTTCATTTAAATTTGCAAATACAAGTTCTTGCTTTAGTAATTCTAAGTCTTTTTCTAAGCCTTGTAATGTTCCATCACTTGATTTAAATGCTGTAGACAATTTATTAATATCATCTATGCTTTTTTGAGCTTGGTCTGCTAATTCTTTGTTAGTCTTAACTGCAACTTTATTGGTTTCATTCAAATCCTTTTGAATATCATTGACTTCTTTTAGCTTCTCAAAGTAATCAATAGTACCTTTTTCAAGTAATGATAATTCAAGTTGAGCCTTTTTAAGTTGCAATTTTCTTGCATCTCCTGTGGTAGCTTCTACCCTTGCAATATCTAAAGTTAGTTTCTTTATTTGTTCTTGGGTTGCCCTTGTTTTTGCCGCTTCTGCATTCAATTCTTTTTGAGCATTTGCGCCTGATTGATAAGCTGCTTTTGCATCACCAAATAAGTTAGTTAAATCGCTACCCGTTTCTTTAATTACTCTGATTGCTCCATCAAGGCCTTCATTGAATAATGCAAATAATGTTCTTGGAATAATAAATAATGTCTTAACAACTTTAGTAAGCGATACTAATGCGGCGTCTGCAAATCCACGAAGAACAACTTTTACATTATTAAAACCTTTTTGTAATTGGTCAAGTCCGGGAAGGAATTTAGATACTGCTGTTTTAATCTTATCAAAATTAGCTATTAACAAACCTAGTGCCACAATAAATAATCCTATGCCTGTTGAAAGTAACGC